CGGACGGCCTGAAAACCACCGTCTCCACCACGATTTCATCCAGCGCCTATATGTCCTATGTAAACAGCTTCAACAGCAAGCCGAAGAGTAGCGCGGGGCCAACGTCCCGCGCTACTCCCAGCAACACCGGGAGGAGGTAACGGACCATGCAGCTTATTGACCTTGGGCAAGAGGTTGAGTATATCGACATCGACGTGAGCAAGGTCCCCTACACCTTTTCCGTGAAACTCAGCGACAAGACCTATTCCTTTACCATCCGGTACAACGACACCGGCGGTTTCTTTACCCTGGACCTGTCTGTGACGGCCACCGGCGAAGTGCTTGCCTACGGAGACCCCATCCGCTACGGGCGGCCACTGTTCGGCCCCATTGAGGATGAGCGCTTTCCTTTGCCGGTCATCATTCCCTTGTGCCTCACGGGGGACGATGTGGACGCCGTGACGTGGGAGAACCTGGGGGAAGAGGTCAAGCTCTATCTCTTCGACAGGGAGGGAACGGAATGAGCTTCTGGATGAGAGAGGCCAGTCTCCAGATTGGGAGCAAGAAGTACAGTATGGACAATCTGTACTTTGAGTTTGAGGTCCCCTTTGAGGACAGCGACACCATCCAGACGGCCAAATTCAAAGCCTACAACCTGTCTGAGAGCACCCGAAAGGGTATCAAGCGCGGGGACGTTATCATCCTCAACGCAGGCTACGAGGGCGACGTGGGGGCTATCTTCGTCGGCCAAGTGAGCGCTTGCAGCCACAAGCACCAAAATACCGAGTGGATCACCGAAATCTCAGCAACCGCCGCTATGGACCAATGGCTCAACTCCAAGGTCTCCAAGACCTATGCCAAGGGCAGCACGGCGAAAGAGATTGTCTCCGATCTGCTCAATATCTTTGGGGTTGAAATCGGGGATTTTTCCCTCGCCACGAACAAGGTCTATGACCGGGGGCTGGTGTGCAACGGCAAGGTAAAGGACGAACTCAAGCGCATTGTGGTGAACGACTGCAAGAGCCGGTTCCTTATACGCAACGGGAGCGTCTTCATCAATGACCCGACTAAGGGCATCGCAAATGGCCTTGTCCTTACCCCTCAGAGCGGCTTGCTGCTGTCCGGGAATGAGGTTGAGGAAACCGTCATAGCCGTGGGCAGCGACAGCCAGAAAAGCAGCGCCACCAAGAGCGGAGAGGGCAACTATGTGACCCGTGAGTGCCTGCTCAATTACCACATCGGACCGGCTGAGCAAGTTGTCATCCAGTCTCATAGCCTCAACGGGCGCTTCATCGTTGCCAAGGGGAAGCACACCGGCACACCGAAAGGCAACTGGAAAACCACCATCGAAATGAAACCGGCGTAAAGGAGGGACCTTACCATGCCGAGACAAAACCGAAAGCAAGCCTATGAGGACGCCAAGAAACAGGCGGACGCGGCGGGCCTTTGCGTTGCGGACGTTGTAAAGGTCCTTGCCTTTGACGAGGCGGCCTTGACCGTCGATGTTCAGCCGATCACCCGTTATCCCGACGAAGACACATTCCAGACCAAGCCGCCGGTCCTGGCCGTCCCCGTGGCTACCATCTACGGGGGCGGCTTTGTCATCCGTCCTGTCTACAAGGCCGGGGACATCGGCGTGGTGGTCTACCTGGACCGGGACAGTGACGCCGTTATCGCTGGAGGTGCGGAGGCAGACCCCAACACCGAGCGCCTGCACAGCGGGGATGATGCTGTCTTTGTGGGCGGCATCCGCACCGGCGGCAACTCCATATCCGGCCTCCCCGCCGGGTCCCTGAGCCTGGGGACATCCGACGGCGGCGTGTACCTGTCCATCTCGCCAAGCGGCATCGACATCAAGGGGAATGTGACCATCACCGGGGACCTGACCGTTACTGGCGGCGTGGTCAACCTGAACTGAGGGAGGTATGCGCTATGCCTGGAGCTGCACGGCAAGGGGACGCCATACAAGGCACCACAGCGGGGGAGCACAACGGACACGCCACCCCGCACGGTCCCCTCCCTATCACGGGAACGATCTCCGGTGGGTGCTCCGGGGACGTTTTCATCAACGGGCGACCGGCGGCCTATGTCGGAAGCACCACAACCGAAAATGACGCCTGCTGCGGGAGCAGCCAAGGGAGCATCGCCCAGGGCAGCAGCAGCGTCTTCATCAACGGAAAACCCGCCGCCCGTATCGGGGACACCCTGGCCGCCCACAATGGCACCGGGGCCGTCTCTGATGGCAGCGGGGACGTTCTGATCGGAGGGTGAGATATGCAAGATAACTGGACCCTTAAAATTGACCCCGAAAGCAGAGACCTCATCCTCGATGACGCCGGAGCGCTGGAGACCATATCGGGCGATGAAACCACCGCCCAGGCCGTCCGGCTGACGCTGGAGGTCTACCGAGGGGAGTTCCCCTTTGACCCCACCCACGGCACGGAGTATGAGCGCATCATGGGCAAGAAGCGGAGCGAGCTGGAGGATGACGAAATCCCGGAGGTAATTCGGGACGCCGTCTTCCAGGAGCCACAGGTTGCCGAAGTGAGCGCCGTGGACTATGAGCTTGTGGGCCGGGGCCTGGAGGTCTCTGTGACTGGCCGCCTCCAGAGCGGCAATACCATCACTACGGAGGTGAGCACAGCATGAGCAATCAAGAATGGGGCGTGACCGAGCGCGGCTTCCACCGGCCTACTTACGTAGAGCTTCTGGACGCCATCGAGTACAAGGCGCGGGAGCTGTTCGGGAGCAAGGCCAACCTGACCGTCCGGTCCCCCCTGGGCATCTTCCTACGGATTTTCGCATGGATGCTGAACATCCTGTTCAGCCTCATGGAAGATGTCTACAATAGCCGTTTCGTTGATACGGCGGTAGGGACCAGCCTCTACAACCTGGGGAAAGCTATCGGCTTGTCCCTGCTTCCCGCGCAAAAGGCGTCCGGCTACGTCGAGTTCACCGGCGCCGCCGGTACTCCTATCCCCGTGGGCTTCCTGGTCCGCACCGTGGCCGGATTGCAGTATGCAGTCCTGGCCGCCGGCCGCATCGACGATACCGGGAAAGTCACGTTGCCGGTCCAGGCCGTTGAGACCGGAGCGGACTACAACGTGGCCGCCGAGACGGTCAAGGAAATCACAAACCCCATGGACGGCGTGAGCGCCTGCACGAACCCGGCAGCCATCGACGGCGGGCGGGGCCGGGAAACCGATGAAGAGTTCCGGGACCGCTATTATCAGTCCGTGGACTATGCGGGCGGCGTCAACGCGGACGCCATCGCCGGTGAAATCATGCAGAACGTGGACGCGGTTTACTCCGCGATCTGCTACGAGAACGACACCGACGAAACCGACGCCCTGGGCCTCCCCCCGCACAGCATTGAGGCCATCGTCTACGGCGGCCTGGACGCCGACATCGCGCAGGCCATCTTCCGGCGCAAGGCGGCGGGCATCCAGACCTCCGGCAGCTCTTCTATCGCCGTCATCGCCAAGAGCGGACAGAGCATCAATATCAAGTTTTCCAGGCCGACCACCGTTGCCGTGTATATTCAAATCAAGAACCTGGAGACCAACAGCGACTTTCCGGGCGATGGGCAGGACCGCATCAAGGAGGCCCTGGTGGAGTACATCGGCGGCGATGTGAGGGGCGGCCTGACTATCGGCTCGGACGTTCTCTATATGGCCTTGCCCGGTGTCATCCTGTCTGTCCCCGGTGTGGTGGACTTCGACCTGGGCATCAGCGAGACCGCCAGTGACTACGGGGAAGAGAACATCGTCATTGACACCAGGGAAAAGGCCGTGACCTCGACCGACAAAATCACCATTGCGGAGGTGAGCTGATGAGCTACGGCTACCTGTCTCAAATGCTGGAGTATCTGACCGGGGCTTATGCCCGGTCGGACATCCGCAACAGCCGACACAGCCTCCCCATGGAGACGAACATCGGGCGCTTATTCGGGACCCTTGCCTGGGGCCTTGAAATCATCCACGAGAACGCGGACCGGCTCAAGCTATGGGATGACATAGACAATGCCAGAGGGTCCGTCCTGGACCGCTACGGGGCCAATTTCGGCGTCGCTCGCGGTGGAGCGGACGATACCTTTTACCGCCTGCTCATCAAAATCAAGATGATTGCGCTGCTTTCCGGCGGTGACATCGACACCATCATCTCCGCTGCGGCCTCGCTCTTCAACGTGGACGTATCGGAGATAGAGGTCCGAGAGCTGTTTCCGGCGAAAATCTGGATTTATGTCGATGAAGCTGTCCTGGACTATGAGCGCCTGGAGGCCGCGCCCCTGATAGCGGAGCTGATGAAGCGCATCGCGGCGGCAGGCGTCGGGACCCGTGTTTTCCTGCGGACCTACCACACAGCACGGTCCCGGAGCTATTACGCGGTCCCGGCGCTGATCTACAACGAGATTGAGGCGAAACCCCGGACAACCCCATTCCGCACGGCAACCTCCCGCAGCTATGTGGGCCTGGCCGTGTGGGAGGACGTGTCGATAACTGCATCTATGAAAGCGAGGTAATACCATGCCAAACAGAGAAATCCTGGCCTCTCCTGACATCGCGGAGAGCGAAGAGGGCGCGGTGCTGCTCAACAGCGGCTACACCGCCCTGGGCAAAGTCATGGCCGGGAGCGGCGGCATCCAGTTCACAAAAGCGGAGCTGGACAGCGGCGATCTCCCGGAGGGAACGGCGGTTGAGGACCTGACCGCCCCGGTTGAATATGCCGGAGACGCCATGATTGCCAAGTGCGAGAACACCGGCACCGGCGAGGCTACGGTGGTGGTCCAGGCTACCAGCGTGGGCGTCGAGACCGGCTTCTACGTCAAAGGCGTCATGCTCTACATCAAGGACCCGGAGGGCGATGGAGACGTTGCCTATTCCTATCTTCCCCTCCAGAGCAAGCCGGAGTGGATGAGGCCCCAGGGCAGCCCGGTAAACAAGATGGTGACTTTCAACATCATCAACATTGTGGGCGCGGCGGCGAGCGTTTCGGCCATCATTGACCCGGACGCCCTGGCCCGCGTGGTGGACCTGGAAAAGTATGCGCTCCTGGGCCACAGCCATGAAATCAGCGACGTTTCCGGCCTCGCCAACACCCTGAGCGACCATGCGGCCGCAATCGACCTACTCAACGATCTGGTGTCCGGCGATATGCCCGGAGGCATCAACAAGACCGCCGACTTTGCCACCCTCGCCGGTATCGCCATGCGCGACGGAGTTTGGAGCCAGACCGGACGCTCCATCACAGCATGACGGGGCTACTTTGCAGCCCCGAAGAGGCGAGCTGTCTTATTCCGAACCTTATCGCAGAGCTGGAGACCCCTTGCCCCTGCGAGGGCCTGGAGGGGCTTGTGCTCTGCGGTTTGGGATATAAAGGCCAGAGGGTCACTATCCGCGTCCGGCCCGGCGTCCTCGAAGTGGACGGCGTACCGGCTGATGAGCTGGAGGCCCTGCGTGAAAGGAGGTGTCCTGTTTGCAGAACCGGCACGGTGAACTCACCATCATCTGCAAGGCAAAAGACCTGGTAAACCATACCTTGCAGCTCACGAACAACACTAAGCTGTTCCCTAAAAAGGTGCGCTTCACCCTCTGCCAGAGGATGCAGAACCTCTCAATCCAAATCCTGCATGACATCATAGCGGCCAACGAGATATACCCTCGGACCGTCGCTGAGATGAACACGCGCCTTGACCTCCAGAAAGAGGTCTTGACCAACTGCAAGGTCTTCCTGAACTTCCTGGATATAGCTCTGGAGCAGGGGTATATCGACATCAGGCGGTGTGAATATTGGACGGGCCTCACCACCGACGTAAAGAACCTTGCCGCGTCGTGGCGTAAAAAGGACGCCGAGCGCTTCCGGCAGCAAGTTCAGACCGGCGGCGCACGGCGATGATTTGAGAGGCCGCGGGTGCGTCCTGTACGTGCATCCCCCTGGGTGTGCCTTGTCCGCTCCCCGAATTCGTCGAACGCGAACAACGTGCGCTACGTGAACTCGGACGGGAGCCTCAACAACAACAACGCGTACAACGGCAACAGGGGTGTGCGCCCGGCTTCGGTGGAATACCGTGACCGAGTAACCCGAAAGGGAGAAAGCAGAAGCCCACCATCAAAGGAGGACGTATCCGGTCCCGGCCTGACAGGGCAGGGATAAACACATAGCGCCGACGCGCTGAGGCTCGCCCATTGGAGCTTCGGCGCTACCAGCGGCGCAAGGAGCCTATTATGGAACAGAATTTTGAAGTCGTTTATGACTTCGCTAATCTCTATGCGGCGTATCGGGCAACCAGGAAAGGCAAGCGATGGAAAGACTCCGTTGCCAAAGTGGAGCTGAACACTCTGGAGGCGATCACCGTCCTGCAAGCTGAGCTGCGGGACGGTCTCTACAAGCCTGGAAATTACCATGAGTTCTACGTCTTTGAGCCAAAGCGACGCCTCATCCAGACGAACAGCGTCAAGGACAAAATCGTGCAACACGCCTTTTGCGACAACATCCTTTACCCCGTCCTGAGCCGCCCCTTTATCCTGGATAACTACGGGAGCCAAGTCGGAAAGGGAACCCACTTCGGCCTCGACCGCCTCCGTGACTTCATGCGGGAGTATTACCGCCGCCATGGGAGCGCGGACGGATGGGTGCTAAAGGCCGACGTCCATCATTATTTCGCCAGCATCCGCCATGACATCCTCAAGCGGGACGTTGCCGAGCTGCTGACGGACCCGCGCTGCCTCGCGCTGTCCACCGCAATCATAGACAGCACGCCGGATGGCGTCGGAATACCCATAGGAAACCAAAGCTCGCAAATCTATGCGCTGCTGTATCTCAACAAGTTAGACCACTTCGTCAAAGAGGTCCTGCGGATAAGGTATTACGGCCGGTACATGGACGATTTCTACCTCATCCACGAGGACAAGGCCGTTCTCAAGGAGGCCTGGGCCCGCATCGAGGAACACCTCACGGCCAGAGGCCTCCAGCTCAACGGCAAAACCAGCATCTTCCCGCTGCGGAACGGTCTGGACTTCCTTGGCTTCCATAGCTACCTTACCGACACAGGAAAGGTCATCAGGAAGGTCCGCCGTTCCAGCAGGGAGAGAATGAAGCGAAAGCTCCGCAAGTTCTCTGTCATGTATGCGGCCGGGGCCATCAGTAAGGAGGAGATCACGGCCAGCTACCAAAGCTGGAGGTCTCACGCTATGCACGGCCAGTGCAGGTCCTTGGTCGAAAAGTATGACAGGATCTTTGAGCAAATATTTACCCAAAGGAGTGATAAGCAAAATGTCGCAGAAAATCAGCGCTCTGCCGGTGGGGGCCAAGGTCAGAGACACGAAGACCAAATACTACGGCGTCCCCATCCCGTTCCAGATCGGCGATAAGAACCACGCCGGGTACCCGAGCAACAGCACCACCCTTGTGGTTGAGAAGATCATCAAGCTGTGCTGCTTCGATGCTACGGAGAGCGGCGGCAACAATGACCGACGGAACTACGGAAACAACCGCATGGTCCTGGCAAATATCCGCCAGTGGCTCAATAAGAGCGGAACCGGCTGGTATCAGGCGCAGCACAGCTACGACCGCCCGCCCTCCAACGCTTATGTCTGGAGTAACTACAATGAGTACGACGGCGAGGCGGGCTTCCTCACCGGCTTCGGCCCGGAGATGCTGGCAGCCCTGCTCACCACCACCCTGACCGTCGCAAAGCCTACCGTGGACGGCGGAGGCTCCGAGACCTTCCAGGACAAGGTATTCCTTCTGTCCATGGCGGAGGTCGGCCTCGGCTCCGAGAACGGCATCAGTGAGGGGTCCAAGCTGGCCCTGTTCAGCGACAACAACAGCCGGAAGGCATACCCTACGGCCCAGGCCGTCAGCAACAGCGAGTACACCAATAGCAGCTTGAGCGCGTCGCAGTTCTGGTACTGGTGGCTCCGCTCCCCG